CTAAAATAATTCTCTGCTGACGTTTTCCATGAGTTTACTAAACTTTTCGGAAGCGTCTTTTTTGTATGAGTTGGTAATCTTAGCATAGATATTCATTGTGGTAGTTATATCTTTGTGGCGTAAGCGTTCTTGTATTTCTTTGATATGTACACCTGCTTCAATGAGCAACGCACAATTTGTATGACGGAACGAATGTGTACTGATTTGTTTATTGGTTATATCTGTCTTTTGCATTATTGCCTGAATCCAATTTTGTAATTTTGTAAGCACTAGAGGATAACCATTCACATCAGTAAATACAAAATTATTATCTACATATAATTCATTTTTCCATGTGTCTTGTTTATTTATTTTATAATCTTTGAGCATTTCTATTACATTATGATCTACTGAAATTTTCCCTATTGATGATTCAGTTTTTGGTGGGAGTAGCTGATATTTTTTCTTATGATTCGTTGGATTAAAGTACGTCTTAGTAATACTAATTGTGTTGTTCTCAAAGTCTATATCAGACCACTTCAACGCTTGTAATTCGCCAATGCGTAATCCTGTATAAGCTAAAGTAGTAAATACTTCAAAACTATTTTGTGGTGAATGATGATTCTTAGCAACCTTTAAAAATTGAAGTAATTCATCTTTTTCAAGAAACTTTTGTTTGATTTCGTTTCCTTCTAATTCCTCAACTGTGACTTGCTTTTTAGGTCGTTTAATATTCTCAGTAGGCAAAGTTTTAATCAATCTCATTTCAAGTGCATACTTAAATATCATATTAGTAGTAGTCATAATACCAGTAACATAACTATCACTATATTTAGCTGATATATTATCAATAAACGCTTGATAATCACGCTTAGTAATACTTTGTATAGGTTTAGTACCAAAATGCTCTAATACGTGCTTAATGGCTTTCTCACGTGTTCTCACGCTGCTTATTTTCACATCTTTAGCATACTGTGATAACCATTCATCAGCAACCTGTTTGAAGGTGCTGGAGGACGGGGGAATATATTCACCATTTCTTAATTGGCGTTCAATCATTTCAGCTTGATGTTTAGCGTCTGATTTACGTTTAAAGCCAGTCTTAGAGATATATTCATATTTTCCCGTTTCTGCATTTTTTCCTAGCGATATACGATAACGCCAATTATTTTTAGCGATTTGGTCATAACTTGCCATTTAATCACCTTTATTTGAGTGTAATTTTTTTTAATGTTTCATATTCGCTTTCTTTAAATAATCCCAAAGCAATATAATCGCCTTTTTTAAAACTAATGCTTTTTCTATCGATAGTTTTTACTTCTTTAAAGTCTAACAATAATGATGTAATAGACCCTATGATCTTATTAATAAAATCAGTTCTAAATGAAATTGTTAAATTAGAAATAAAATTATAAAACTCTTCATCATTGTAATGATCTGAACTTTCTAGTCCAACGTTAATATAAGCCTTAAATTCATCTTTTCTAACGGGAATATCATAAGAATTTCCTAGATAGATAAAAACATTAAAGTAAAATAGTTTTTCGTAATTTTGATTTTTGATTGTAATTGTAAAATCAATAGGAAGATTTTTATCTGAATCAATTTTATCCATTTGAAAACTAACTAGATATGGTGAATACTCAAAAAATTCACAAGGAGTTACACCTAAAAAATTACATAATTTATCAACAGTATCAAACTGAACCCCTTTACCATTATTTTCTGCTATTGCCATTAATGTAGTTTTTGATATTCCTGTTTCTTCGTATAAGTCAGAGATTTTTAAACCTCGTTCAGCCATCAATACAGACAATCTACTTTGAATCATATTTTTTACCTCCTTTATTTTCACAATCATTTTACTATATGTCACTAAAAAAATACAGAGTTCACTAATATAGTTTAGAGTATTGACAATTGTTACTTTGAAGCTTACAATGTAATTAATAACAGATGACAAAAAAATATAACAGACATCTGTTAAAAAGGAGTGAGAATAATGAAAAATAATTTTCGTGTACTAATTGCTATAAAAAAACTTTCGATAGCAAAGATCAACGAGGAAACGGGGATAGCAAAAGCAACATTATATGGTTTGTATTATGAAAAAACTCAAAATCCTACATTACCTATTATTTTAAAGCTATGTAACTATTTAAAAGTTACACCTAACGAGTTTTTAGGAATTGATAATGAAATTAAGGAGGCTTAACCAATGTTCAACATTAATATTGATGAAGATGAAGCACGTGAATTACTTGAGCAAGCTATCAATGCACGTGTAGACGAATTAGCAAGGCAGAAATATTTTCTCAATTACAAAGAATTATCTGAGTATCTGAATATGAGTAAGCCAACGATTGAAGAATTACTTATCAATAACGGTATGAAGTATTTCAAATTAGGAAGCACATATCGTTTCAAGAAGTCTGATGTAGATGAATTCATGGAACAGCTTACGGCTCACATGGATATTCAGAATAACGATTTTAAGCAAGTGAATATTAAAAAATTACTGGAGGCACAAAATGTATAAATTTTTATTCTATTTACTTTTAACAGTGGTAGCAAGTTGTTTAGCAATATACGTTGTACCGTTCCACATAGTTCTAGCAATATATTTATTAGGTTCAATGATTGCATTATTAAATTATGAATATTTGGAGGATTAGAAAATGAAAATTAAAGAAAAATATCAATTATCAAAAGTAGTAAAAGTATTAGAGAAAGTGGTTTCTGAAGATAGTCAAAATGGAGAATTATTCATGCCAAAACAAATGTTTCATTCAATTACTGATTATCGTTATAACGATACAGATTATTATGAGTACATGCTTAAACTTATTCACAAAGAATTATTTAATATTCTTGCTGAATTAGATTTTGAAGATGAGGCATTTTCTATACTTGACGAAGTAACAATGACATTAAGCGATGTTATGAATGAAGACAAAGAAATTTACTACTATACCGTAACAGATAGCACAGGTGAACATGAACACACAACAGATCGTGAAGGGCATGTAATTGGCATTTTAGAATGGGCATTAGACTATATTGTAGGAAATATTGAAGTGGAGGAAGTAGAATAATGAAATTATTTAAAAAGAAATACGATCATAAAAAAGTAAACAAAGTGAAAGATGTGGTTTTATATACTGCATATTCTTTTGAAGCTAAAACATATGAGGAAGCAATTGAATTATTAAAAGGTAACAACAAACAAAAAGCAATCGAACTTATGTATGAAAGATTAATTGAAGCACAAAGAAATGAATATGAAATGAAGCTACAAATAGAAAAAGCGTCATCAGCAAAGTTTGGCGACAGAACTGATAACGCGTAAATATTTGGAATAAAAAAACAAGCATGGAATGGCTTATTTAACACATTTTTATTTTACCATTCCGTGCTGAATTTTAGAAGTGTTTAGGAGGAATTTAATGGCAATTAAAGAAAAAGATAAAATAATTGAAGTTAATGCGCTAGAAATACCCGAAGAATTAAAAGAATTGCCACAGTGGGTATTATGGCGCGCTGAATGGAACGAAAAACAACAACAATTTAGCAAGGTTCCGTATAGCTTTAGTGGTTACCGTGCAAGCTCAACTAACAAAGATACGTGGACGATATTTGATGTTATCAATAGACTTAATGAAGATAATGAAAATTATAATGGAATTGGTTTTATGTTAAGTGATGATGATAATTATATCGTGTTAGATATTGATAATGCGATTGATGAACACGGACAAATCATTTCAGATTTAGCATTGGATATGACTGAAATCACCTATTGTGAGAAGTCTCCAAGTGGTACTGGCTTGCATTGTTTCTTCAAAGGACAGTTACCATCAGAACGTAAGAAAAAGCGTTCTGACCTAGATATAGAGCTATATGACAATGCAAGATTTATGACAGTCACAGGTGAATCAATAGGAAAATCTGAAATTTGTGAAGAACAAGAAATATTAAATAATTTAGTAGAACGATTCTTCAAAGAAGAACAAAATTTTGAAACTACTTTAACTTATGCTCCTAATCATAAAAGTGAATTGTCAGATGATGAAGTTATCGACCTTATGCTTAAATCTAAGCAAAAAGATAAAATTAGTGACTTGTTAAAAGGCAATTACGAGCCGTATTTTGATAGTCCTAGCGAAGCAGTGCAAAGTCTACTGCATTACCTAGCATTTTATACTGGTAAAAATAAAGCTCAAATGGAACGTATTTTCTTGAACTATAACAATTTAACGGACAAGTGGGATTCCAAGCGTAGTAATAGTACATGGGGAGAATTAGAGCTTGATAGGGCTATTGCTAATCAGAATGAAGTGTATAAGAAAAGTACCACTAAGAACGTAAAAGAATTACTGAATGAATTACGTAAAGAAGAACTACAACATATGCGCGAAGTGTGGGAAAAAGAGAAAGAAAAAGGCGAAGCATTTGGTCGTCCGCCTCAAACAATTAAGCCTATTAGATGTGCATATATATTAAATGAACACTTAAATTTTATCTTGTTTGATATGGAAGAAGATACAAAGCTAGCTTTTTATATGGAAAACGAAGGAATTTATACACAAAATTATACTTATATTAGACGTGTCATAAGTTGGTTGGAACCCAAACATAATAAAAGAAAAGCTGATGATGTTATTTATCATCTTGTTCACAATTTTGCACCAGTAACACCTAGAACTAATGATCCAGATTTAATACCTGTGAATAATGGTGTGTACAACAGGCAGACAAAAACGCTTGAACCATTTACATCTAAATATGTATTTACTACCAAGATTTCTACAAATTACGTAGCAAATGCATCATCACCTGTTATTGATGGTTGGACTTTTGATGAATGGTTATATGAAATTGCTTGTGCAGATAGAGAAGTGTACACACTACTATGGCAAGTTATCAATGATAGTTTGAACGGTAACTATACACGTAAAAAAGCTATATTTCTTGTAGGTGATGGAAATAACGGAAAAGGTACATTTCAAGTTATGCTTTCTAATTTAATAGGATTTGATAATGTAGCAAGTCTGAAAGTTAATGAGTTCGATCATGATTTCAAATTAGGTGTATTGGAAGGTAAAACATTAGTTATAGGTGATGATGTTCCTGTAGGTGTAAATGTTGAAGATAGTTCTAACTTTAACAGTGTGGTAACTGGCGATTCTGTGTTAGTTAATATTAAAAATAAACAACCATTTAGAACTGTATACAGATGTACTGTTATACAATCAACGAATGGTATGCCTAGATTTAAAAATAAAACTGGTGGGACTAATAGAAGATTGTTAATTGTACCATTTAATGCTGATTTTAATGGAAATAAGGAAAATACAGATATAAAAGAAAAATATTTAAAAGATAAAAAAGTGCTTGAATATATATTATATAAAGCTATAAATATGGATTTTAAGAAATTTATCATACCACAAGTATCAGCCAAAATGTTAGAAGAATATAAACAAGATAATGACCCAGTGTATGATTTTAAAGTAGTTGAGTTTGATACATGGAATATAGATAAAGTGGCACAAGTAGTTGTTTATTATAGATATAAATTATTCTGTGAAAATAGTGGCTACCGTCCATTATCTGAAAGAAAATTTTACAAAACATTCGAGCAACATTTAAGTAAAAATTGGAAAAAGGATAGATCAAGATATTATTCAGTAGCAGATTTGAAAAGTAAAGTAGGATATTTTGAACCGACATTGTTACCACATGGAGAACCGAAACAATCTTATATAAAAGTGGTGTGAATGAAAGTGTGCATGAAATTGAAACTATTATGTTATTTCGTGCACACCTATAAATACCGTTATTAAGCCATTTGTGCGTATTTTAAAAACTAACTGTGCACGAAGTGAAATATTTCGTGCACACCTATAAATACCGTTATATCAACGATAAAGACTAAAACTGTGCATGAAATTATAAAAATAACAAACTTCAGTATAAATTAAGTAGAAATCATGAAGTAATTAATTTTGTGTGTATGTTGAGATTTTTCGTGCACTCGTGCACACTTTTGCACCAAACCCCTTGTGGCAGTAGGAAAAAAAGGTGTGCACGAACTGTGCACGGTGTGCATGAACTGACATTTTTTAAATATTTCGTGCACACCTCAAACTAAAATAAAAGGAGATTTTACAATATGAACGAAAAAGACAAAATTTTTAATGAATTAGTTTATGACGCACCAACTCAAATAATTCCAGCACCACCCAATTTATATTTTGAAATAGAAGATGCTGGAGACAAATGGTATTCTCCTATTGTTTGCATCGCGCTAACGAAAGGGCATGAAGTATTTTTTATGGATACTGATGACTATGGAAATACAGATATAGGTTATAACAAGCGTGTTAAAAAATATAATGAAAAAACTGGAGAATTTGAACAATTAAGTAAAATGTTTGATTAAATTAACAGTTTTGGTTCAACTGAATTATAACCCTAAACCCCCACCGCAATTGGCTTTATAGAGCCTTTTGTGGTATAATTTAAGTAATCGAAGTATTAAAAATATATCAAGTATAATTAATATTTATAAAATATATAAATTATAAAAAGTAGGTGACAATGTGCCGAAGTGGATTAATAAGATGTTGGGACTGGATAAGATAGAACAGACCACATCAAGACAGTTTGAAATGCTTTCAGGTAGCTTTCAATCGTTTTCGCAGTTTAACGGAGATGCGTATTCTAACGATATATTTAGATCGGCAGTAGATGCAATCGCTCGACATATTGCGAAGTTATCAGGCAAGCATGTGAACGATACAAAAGACTTTAATAACTATAAAATTAATCGATTATTACAGAATAGACCTAACCCATATATGAGTGGTTATGATTTTCTTTATAAGATCGCAACGCAATATTACTTATTCAATAATGCGTTTATCCTTATTCAAAAAGACAATAACGGAAATCTTTCAGGCTTGTACCCACTGACACCGACAAGCGTTGAGTATGTGGTCGATGGCGCAGGCGAGATGTTTCTAAAATGTTTATTTAAAGATGGTGAGATTGTTCATTTTAGATTGTCCGAGGTGGCTATATTACGCCGTCATTTTAATTCTAATGAATTATTAGGTGATGACAATTCAGCCATTATGAATACGCTGGAACTGGCTCACACGCAAAACTCAGGTATGGAGTCAGCGATTAAAAACTCAGCACAAATTAGAGGGATATTGAAATACAATCAAAAATTAGCAGATTCCAAACTTAAGGAAAAGAAAGATGCGTTTATGAATGATTATCTTTCTATGAGTAACAACGGCGGCGTTATTCCTTTAGATGCCATGCTTGAATACATTCCATTAAAAACGTCAGATATTCAGATTGATACATCACAAATGGAAGTCGTTAAGAAAAAGATATACGACTATCTAGGTATCAATGAGGATATTGTGACTGGTAAATATGATGAGAATCTATGGCAAGCATTTTATGAATCGACAATAGAACCTTTTGCGATACAACTTTCATCAGAACTCACAGACAAAATATTTACTGAACGTGAACAAGCCTTCAGCAATCGTATTATTTTTGAATCATCTAAATTACAGTATGCGAGCAATCAATCTAAATCAAATATGATTAAAGAGTTGTTACCACTTGGCTTACTCACAATCAATGAAGCACGTGACTTAATGAACTTAAGCGCAGTTGAAGATGGTGACGAACGCATACAAAGTCTTAACTATATAGAAAAGACGCTAGCAAAGAATTATCAGATGGGAGATAAGGAGGTCGGACAAGATGAAGGAAATTAGAAGTGCAGATATACAAGCAGAAACTAGAGATGACGAAATGGTGCTGGAAGGAACAGCAATCGTTTTTGATAAACCCGCACTGATTAATACGCCAACAGGTTCATATACCGAAATTATCAAACGTAATGCGCTGGACGGAGTGAAATTCAATGACACAAGACTTTTAGTGTCACACGATCAGAATCGTCTACCATTAGCAAAATCACCTAAAACAATGGACGTGTGGCAAGATGATGCAGGTATGCATTTTAGGGCTAGGTTGGCAAACACTAGTGAATCACGTTCTGTATATGAATCAGTAAAACGTGGTGATATGTCAGGCGTAAGTTTTGGTTTTACTGTATCAGACGGCAGTCGATACGATGTAGAAACAAGAACACGCACAATTACTAAAATAGATAAAGTATTAGAGTTTTCTGTGGTGAACTTTCCAGCTTATTCAGAAACATCTGTTGAAGCTAGAAGCCAGATGCAGGAAGCAGAGAAAAGACAATATGAAATTAATAAGGCGAAAATAAATCTTAACAAATTGTTTATAAAGGAGATTAACTAATATGTTTAATACAGTAAGTGAGGCATTTAATTACTACCGTAATTCTTCACTAGAAGAAATCGAAACACGAGCAAGAGAAATTAAAGGTCAAATTGATACAGACCCAGAAACAAATGTAACTAAATTGAATATAGAAATCGAAGGCTTAAACCAAGCTAAAGCAAATATTAAAGATAAGGAGAATCAACAAGTGGAACAAAATAACACAGAACAACGTTCATATAATCCAATTACAGGTACACAATTACGAGGACAAAATGAAGTGCCAACAAATAATATTTTTGGTTCAGAGGAGTACCGTTCAGCATTCTTTAAAACAATGTTAGGTAAAAACTTAACAGATATTGAACAACGTACATTTAATAGAGCAATGGAACAACAAGACATCGAACATCGTGCAGATGAATTTGCTTCATCAAGTAATTCAAGCGCAGTTATTCCAGAGCAAACTTTAAATGAAGTTATTAAGAAAGCACGTACACAAGGTGGCTTACTTGCAAACGTTCGTACGTTTAATATGCCAACTAAAATCCGTATCCCAATAGGTACGCCACAGGATCGTGCAGAATGGCATACAGAGGGCGCTTATGTAGAAGCAGATAAACCAATCACAGCATCAGTACAATTTGAAGCTAACGAAATCCTAAAAGTATTCTCTATCTCAGTGAAAGCTAAAACAATGAGCATTCAAGCGTTCGAGTCTTACCTAGTTGAAGAATTAACTAACTGTGTTGTTGAAGCGATTGAATACGCACTTATCAATGGTACAGGTAAAGGACAGGGCGAAGGTATCTTAACAGGTATCAAGTGGGACGCTACTAATAGTGTAGATGTAACAGGTAAGTATACAGACTTCACAAAAGCATTAGGTATGTTATCACGTGGCTATGCACAAAATGCGAAGTTTGCAATGAGTAACGCAACTTTATATAACCAAGTGTATGGTGTGATGGATAACAATCAACGTCCTATCTTTATCCAAGATGCGCAACGTGAGAACGTGGGCTATATCTTTGGTAAACAAGTTATCATTGATGACAATATCGAAGATGGCACAATTATCTTAGGTGACTTCAATTATGTAGGTTATAACTTACCACAGGGTATTATGCTTGAGTCATCACGTGAATCATCATTCCGTAGTGGCTTAATTGATTATAGAGCTATGGCAGTGGCAGATACTCGTGTATTAATGAGTGAAGCGTTTGTTAAGTTAACTACTACAACAGCTGAAGCATAAACATTATAAACCAGTAAGGGCATCAGTGATAAAGCTGGTGTCCTTTATTCATAAAGGAGTGAACGCTATGATTTTATCAATAGAAGATGCACGTAATGCTTTGAGAGTTGATGGAGATTTTAATGATGATATTATCATTCCATTAGTTGAGGCAATACCTAACTACTTATATATTACTACTGGTCGTGATTGGTTAGATGAACCAGTGCAGCCATTAGCACAAACGACTGCAAAGTTTATACTTCAATTGTGGTTTGATCCTCAAACACAAGATAGTGAACGATTAAAGCGTACAATTGATAGCTTATTAGGCGCATTACACGCATTAGGAAGTGAGTACGATGGCTAAAAGCATACCACGAGCATTTTATAAATCAGCAAAATGGCAAAAGTGCAAGAATAGCTACATGGCATCACAGAATTATATATGTGAACGATGTGGAGATGTAGCGTCTATTTGTCATCATAAAGTGTATTTAAACGCAGAGAATTACACTAATCCCTATGTATCATTGAACCATGATTTGTTAGAAAGCTTATGTCAGACATGCCACAATCAAGAACATTTCGGAAGTCCATCAACAGGCGAAGGATTAAGATTTGATGAAAAAGGAAATTTAATAAAAATATAATTTAATAAAAACTTTATCCCCCCCATGTTGTTGATATGAAGGGATTTGAAGGGAACCGGTGCTGGGCTCAACTTTTCCTCCATTCGATATTTTAAAAGTTTAGGGGTGCCTAATAATTATTTTAAGGAGAATAAAAAATGAATAAGATATATAAATCAATTAATTTAGAACAACTTAAAATACAAATTGATAAAGATAATAATATTAATAAACCAGTTGCATATGATTTAATAGAAGAATTAAATTTCATGAAAGAAACAATGAACGAACTAAAAAATACTGTACGTACACATGGCGCAACATACATCTTTAAACAGGGAGAACAAGAATATCTGAAAGAAAGCCCTGCTATGAAGTCATACAATACGACAGTTTCGAAGTATAACGCCACACTTAAGCAATTACTGTCTCTATTGCCTCAAGAAGTAGAAGAATCTGACGCATTTATGGACTTTGTGACTAATGGCTAACTATATTGAACAGTATTATAAAGCAATAGAGAATGGCGAGATTGTGACTTCTAAACGTGTGAAAAAACAATATCAGAAACTAATTCAAGATATGGAACATCACGACAAATATATCTTTGATGAAGCTAAAGCTATGCGACCAATTCAATTTATAGAAAATTTCTGCCGTCATTCTAAAGGTGAACTTGCTGGTAAACCATTAGTATTAGACCTATTTCAAAAAGCCTATATTTCGGCACTATTTGGCTTTGTGGATAAAGAAACAGGTTACAGACGTTATACTGAATCATTTTTCTTTGTTGGTCGTAAGAATGGTAAGACAACCATGTTAGCAGCGATTGCTTTATACATGATGATTGCAGATGGTGAAAGTGGCTCAGAGGTGTACTCAGTTGCATCGAAACGTGACCAAGCCAATATATTGTTCGACCAAGCGCATGAGATGATTGTACAGAGTCCTGATTTAAATAAAAATATTCGCAAGCGAAAATCAGATTTATATTTCAGTCATAACTTTAGCAAGATGCAATCACTCGGCAAGAACTCCAATTCATTAGATGGATTAAATGCGCATCTTGTTGTGATTGATGAATTACATTCAATTCAAGACAGAAATCTTTATGAAGTAATGAAACAATCGCAATCTGCACGTACACAGCCATTACTCATTATGATTACAACAGCTGGAACACATAGGGGAACAATCTTTGATGATTTATATGAGTATGCTTGTAACGTGGTCGATGGTAATTTCACTGATGATAATTTCTTGCCGATTATGTATGAGTTAGATCATAAAGCTGAGTATAAACTTCCTGATTGTTGGCAGAAAGCTAATCCTGCCTTAGGTGTATCTAAAAAAGTTGAAGATATTGAGCGTAAAGTGGCACGTGCACAAAATAATATGAATGACTTAACGGGTATCTTAACTAAAGATTTTAATATACGCGAAGTTACACATAGTGCATGGCTTACGTTCGACGCTATCAATAATGAGGATACGTTCGATATTAACGATTTTGCAGGTTGGTATGCGATAGGTGGGGCAGATTTAAGCATCACAACGGACTTAAGTTGTGCCACATTATTATTTATTGATCCTGAAACTGAAATGAGATTCGCTCATCAGATGTATTGGTTGCCTGAAGATAATTTATATAAACGTGTGCATGAGGACAAAATACCATATGACAAATGGCACGAACAGGGACTATTAAGATTATGTAGTGGCAACACGATTGATTATAGCGATATTACGGACTGGTTTAATGAGATGATGAATGACTATGATATAACGCCACTATGGATATACTACGATAACTATTCAGCAAGATACTGGGTAGATGAAATGGAAGCGTATGGCTTTCACATGGTACGAACGCCACAAGGGGCTAAAACGTTAAGCTTACCAATGCAAAATATGGGCGCTGATTTAGAGAAACATAAAATCAATTACAATAATAACCCGATTTTAAAATGGTGCTTAACTAATACAGGTGTAGAAACTGATAGAAACGGTAATATCGTCCCTATTAAGAACCAGTCACCTAAACGTCGTATTGATGGCGTGGCGTCGTTGTTAGATGCGTATGTAGGTCTATTTGATAACTATGAGCAATTTTTAAGAGCGATGTAAGGAGGTAAACAATGGCATATCATTTTAATAATAGAATTGAAATTTTAGAAGAACAGGAAAATGAAGGTCCTGAGGCGTTTGGCTCGACTAAAGTTGTAATTGCTACACCTTGGGCAGATGTAAAAACTATGAAAGGGAATGAGTTTCAACAATGGAGGCTTACAGCAAATAAAGAAAATGTCCGTTTCATTATTCGATATAGAAAAGGAATTAATCCACGACAATATGTTAGATATAACGGAAAAGATTATAATATAGTATCAGTTACTAATGATAATGGAATGAATCAAACATTAACGATCTTTGCAGAAGTTAGTGATTAAAGCCTTATTATATAAAATAGGGCTTTTTTTGACGCTGAGAGAAGCTCTGTGTTGCAGTGAGAAATTATTTTATGTATGAGTGTATTAAAAAAACGCCACAAATAAATGTGACGTTTCAGACATTCCGATTGTAAGATTTTTTTGTACATAGCAAAAAAAGAAAAAAATAAATTTTGATAATTTAAGTAGGATAAAACTATCAAGACCAAAAATATTTATAAACAATCAACACAGGGCAATAACTACAAAACGGTTGCTGTGTATCAATTAAAATATTTTTGATACATCTTTATTATAACATATTATTATAGATAATAGTATAAACGATAACTTTTATTTATCGTCATTGTATAAAACATCTTCAGAGATAATTGAAATGGAATCAAAATTGATATTCTCATCAACTCTGAAGAAGTGTAAACCAAGGTTTTGGGTAACACTTTCAACATTATAAATTATTGGTGGAAGATCTTGTGCGAATTTAAAAGAATATTCTTCTAAAGTATTTTCTAATAATCTAAAATAATCAGTAAAATTCTTAAAGTTACTTCTATCTATTAACATCTCAAAGTAACTTCCATAAGCACCATGCGAAGATTCAAACATTTTTTTCCATTCTTTTTCATCATCTAGATCAAATAAAGTATGATCTTCAATATCAGTAGAGGTAACATCCCTTAGTTTTACACTAGTTTGTTGAATATCAGGAATAAAATCACCAACAAAAAAGTCATTATTTAAACTAAAAATAATTTTAAATGATTTACTTTCACGACGTTTATTTACTTTTTTTAATAAAAAATCTAATTTTTGTAATTCAACTAATTTCAT